TATGAGAAAGAGTATGATACAGCATCTCATTTTTACCCAATCAATGATGGGGTGCTGATATGATACTCTTTTTTATTTTAACATAGAAAGGAGTGGCATAATGAGTACACCTAGAAAAAGACCTGTTAAAAAAGAAGAAACTCCAAAGAAATGTTGTAGTTCTTGTGGAAAAGATAAATCTACAAAATTCTTCTTTAAGGTTACTAGTCCAATGTTCCCAGATGGAATGATTAACATTTGTCGTGACTGTGTTCGTGAACAAGTCGATGTAGAAAATATGGAGCAAGTAATTAGCTTCCTACGACAAATTGATAAACCATTCATTCAAAACTATTGGGATGAAGCTGTCAACAATCCACAAGGCAGACACCCATTAGGAGAGTACATTAGGAAAGTAAACTCATTACAACAAGTTAAAAACAAAGACTTCAATAGTAGTGATGGTATTAATGGCGTTGGCAAGATTGATTTATCATCTGCCAAAGCACCAGATTCTATTGAAAACGTGAAAGGTGAAACTATTGTCTATTCAGAAGACTTAGTTAATAAGTGGGGTATTGGCTATAAAAAGCAAGAGTATCTAAAGATGGAGAAATTCTATCAAGATATGAGATTAACCCACGAAATTCAAACTCCTGTCCACGTAAATAAATTAATGGAATTAGCTTACTTGACAATCGAAATGGAAAGATTACGTCAAGAGAGAGATATTCCTAATTATACTAAATTAGCAAAAACAATTGATGATATGGAGAAATCAGCAGGATTTCGACCTGTCGATAGACAGGGTATAGATGGTGCTACAGGCATCAAATCCTTCGCCCAAATATGGGAGGAAGTAGAAAAGAAAGGCTTTAGAAAGCCACCGACTACACACTTCAATGAAGACATCTACGATGGTATGATAATCGCTTTGGCGAACTATTATCATAGATTGGTAGGAAGTCAAATTCTTAAAGATATTCCAGATGAATTGAAAGAGGACTTAGAAGGATTCTACGAGTTAGATGAAACTCCAGTTGAAATCAATGATGAAGAATATGAAGATTTAGATTTTAGTCTTCCAGAGGAAGATGACGATGAGTAGTCCTAAATGGAAGAATTGGTCAGAATTAGAAAATGTTCAAGGTACTAACCAAAGGAACATGACAGAGCAAATGCCTGTTTGGGCAGATATGCTTGCATACTTTCAAGTCTATCCAGATAAATTCATCGACTATATTCTGGATGAGGAAAGCACGTTTAGCTTATATCCATTCCAAAGAATTTTCTTAAGGGTTATGGCTCGTTATAAAAAAGTTTATATCACAGCCACACGTGGTACTTCAAAATCGTTCTTAAACATTTTGTCAATGTACCTTAAATGTATATTTTTTCCAAATATTAAATTGTCACTAGTTGCCCCACAGAAAGACCAAGCAAGTCAAATTGCACAGCAAAATATCGAAGCTATTTGGAACTTCATGCCAATACTTCAAAAAGAAGTCAAGAAGCATCAATTCGCCAAAGACTTCACACGCTTGACATTCTGGAATAACAGTGTATTAGACATCGTTGTAGCTTCACAAGGTTCACGTGGTCTACGTAGACATGGACTTTCATTTGAGGAAATCTGTCAAATGGAAAAGCATAGGGAAGTAATCGGTGAGGTACTATTACCACTACTAGCAAACAACCGTAAAGGTGCAGATGGTAAAGTATCTAAGCATGAGATACATAAACAACTAATGTACGTTACAACAGCAAGTTCACGACAATCATATGCGTGGGAGCAGTTGTATAGTGTCATGATTGATATGGCATTAATGATGGAAGATAAAGATGACCCAGAAAATAAAAAGTCTGCATTCGTAATTGGAAACGATTACACGTTGCCAGTTATGTTTGAACAACTTGACCCAGACTATATTGAAGAAGTTAGAAATGACCCTTCAATGTCGCCACTACAGTTCGCAAGAGAATATATTTCAGTGTGGACAGGTAGTAGTGAAAATAGTTTAGTACAGCTTAAAGACTTAGAGAAGTGTAGAGTTCTTGACACAGCAGAATTTGGCTTTGTTAAGAGTAAGAATGAAGGAATACAATACATTATCTCTGTCGATGTTGCTCGTTCAGAGAAGAAAAATACAGCGACAACAGCCATTGCGATATTCAAGCTAATCCCAAGAGGTAACGGTACTTACATTAAGCACTTAATCAACCTGCACACTTACAAAGGAAATATGCACTTTGAAGACCAATCAATATACATTAAAGAGTTAGTTGAGAAATTCAACGCATCTATGGTATGTATTGATGGTAACGGTTTAGGTCGTGGATTAATTGACTACTTAGTAAAAGAGGACAAGTATCGCTCTTATTCAGTTGTAAATGATGACAGCTACAATAAATATAAATTACCAAACTCACTACCTCTAGTATTCAACGTTATGTCGAATACAAAACAGACAAATGCATCTGATATGCATAACAATTTCATGACAGTTATCTCAAACCATGATTTAAAACTTCTAATTTCTGAGCAAACTTTAAAGGAGAAAGCTAAGAATAAAGACCAAGAGAGATTGGCTGAAACCCTTGCACCACACATTGAAACTAGTAACTTTGTCGATGAGGTAATGAATCTTATCTACGTTGCAGAGGGTAACAGGACAAAAGTTAAACGAGTTTCTACGCAGATGGAGAAGGATAGATATTCTGCTGTATCTTATGGTTTATGGTATATCTACCTAAAAGAAAAAGAAAATCATGAAAGAAAAAGGGAAACTTTCGATGCACAAGGCTTCATGGCAGTTAAAAAAGCGAAGCATAAAATTTGGTCTTAATGGAGGTGTAAGAATTGGAAGAAAACAAAGTTGAAAGAAAGTTAGTATTTGATGCTAACAACTTTGCTAGATTAGTTATTAATGAGTTATCTAGCAATAAAGAAGGTAGAAGTCTTTTAAAGAAGTACAAGCAAAGTGAAGTACGTGACATCATTGAGAATTATAAGTTAGAAAGAAACCAAGTTAAGCTTCGTGAAATTTCCCAATTATTATTCGCAAAGAGTTCACAGTATCAACGTTTGTTAAAACACTTCTCTGATATGGCTCTATTTTCATATATGATTAAGCCAATTAAAACTATTCGTAAATTGAATAAGAACAAGGTTCTTAAGCAATATGAAGAGATTGGCGAAACGGTGCTATCAATGGCTCTCCCTCACGAAATGCAGAGAGTATTAAGAACAGCGTTTGCAGAAGATGTATTTTATGGTTATTTACATAAAGATAAAAAGTCATTCTACATTCAGAAAGTAGACCCTAGCATTGCTAAGATTACTTCTGTTGAGGATGGTATTTTTAATTACAGTATTGACATGAGTTTCTTTGAAAAGGATGAATCTAAACTTGCTTCATGGGCTACAGAAGTACAAATGAAGTATAGAGAATGGAAAGCTATGAAAGCCAAGAATCCTAAGATTGGTAGCTTCGTAGAACTTGATGCAAAGAATACTATTTGTATTAAGGTTAATGAAGAGATTCTTGAAATCTTCCCTCCATTCGCAGGTACATTCGATGCTATCTTTGATATTGAAGGATTTAAACAACTTCGTAAAGACAAAGAAGAATTAGGAAACTACATGATTGTTACGCAGGAATTACCAATGCGTAAGGATTCTGAAAACAACAACGACTTTATGATTGACTTAAAGATGATGCAATATTTCCACAATATGGCAATTGATACAGTTCCAGAAAATGTTGGAGTAATTACCTCTCCAATGAAAATGGAAGCTTTGAAGTTTGATAGAGATAGAGTTGATAGTGATGGCGTAGGTAAAGCTACGAGAGACTTCTGGAATGACACAGGTACTTCTCAATTACTATTCTCATCTGACAGTTCAACTTCACAAGGTTTATTAATGTCAATCAAGTCAGATGAAGAAATTGTATTTGCTGTATTGACACAGATTGAAAGATGGCTTAATAGATATTTAAAATTCCAGTTTAATGATTTAATGTTTAACGTTGATATTCTTCACGTTACACGTTATAACCAAAAAGAAATTTTTGATATGTATATGCAAGCAGGACAATTTGGTGTTCCAGTAAAAAATCGCTTAAGTGCTGTTGTTGGATTAGACCCAATTGAAACTATGAATATGGCTTACCTAGAAAATGATTTGCTGAAAATGCACGAAGAGTGGATTCCACTTATGTCATCTCACACTATGGGTGAAGATGCTATCGCAGGTCAACAAAGCGGTGCAGATGGCAGACCTAAAAAGAAAGCTTCGGAAATTTCAGATGAAACCGCTAGAGGTAAAGATAAGCCTAATGCTTAATAATTACTATTCGCTTGAAAGGGGGTGAGTAAAGAGTGGCAAAAAAGAAATTACTAGACTTTTCAGCAAGTATTAGTGATGTAAAACAAATTAACCCTCTTTTCTCTACCTGTAAAGTACGTGTCCTTTACACAGGTAAGAATAGAAATATGTCTATTATTACTAAGGATGCGGTAAATAAGGCACTTCCTACTCTAGCAGGTATTCCAATCGTTGGCGAGTATTCAGAGGAAAACAAAGATTTTAAAGGACATGGTGGAGCAATTAGCATGGATGACTACCGCTATATCCACACTACTAAACCATATGGCTTTGTTCCAGAATCCGCTACATACGAATGGGAAGAAATTAGAGGTAAAGAGTATCTTACTATTGGTGGATGCTACTTATGGACAGGAAGATATGAGGAAGCTTTCAGCGTAATCGAAAAAGGTAAAAGTCAGTCAATGGAGATTGAAGTAACTGATGGTAGATGGGATGAAGAAGAAGAAGCCTATCAAATTGACAACTTCATTTTCTCTGCCCTATGTATTTTAGGTGATGACGTAGAACCTGCTTTCGAAGATGCTAGTATCAGAGCCTATTCATTAGATAAAGATTCATTCAAACAAGAGTTCTCTCAAATGTTGAGTGAGTTAAAATCATCTCTAAAACAAGAGAAGGAGGTTAATGAAATGTTAAAAGATTTACTAGCTAAGTATTCTACTACAATGGAAGATTTAACAGCAAAAGGTCTTGTATTCAGCGAAATCGCAGAAGAAGAACTTGAAGCTAAAATTGCTGAAACTCTAGGTGTTGAAGTTATTGTTGAAGCACAAGAGCCAGAAGTTGTAGAACCTACTAATGTTGAACCAGAGGTTGTTGAGCCAGAGGTTGTAGAACCAGAAGCACAAGAACCAGAAGTGGTTGAGCCAGTAGTAGAACCAGAAGTGGTTGAGCCAGAAGCAGTTGAACCAACTGTTGATGTTGAAGCACTTCAAAATCGTATTGCTGAACTTGAGGGTCAATTAGAAACTGCTAATGAAACTATTCAAGGCTTAGAAGCTTTCAAGCTTAATGTTGAGAAAACAGAGCATGAAGGTAAAGTACAAAAGATGTTTAACGATTTCCAATTAACTACAGAAGATGTTGAAGGTATTGACATTCACAAATTCTCATTAGAAGAAATCGAAGACAAATGTTATGCAATCATTGGTCGTAAAATGGCTAATAAGCAATTCTCTAAAAAAGAAGATGGTAATGTTCGTTTACCATTAAATAACGAACCAAAAGAAGAATCATCTAAGAGCAATTCTCGCTACGGTGACTTATTCGAAAAATACAATAAATAATCTAAATTTATTTTAGGAGGAAAACAATAATGGCTATCGTTCGTAAAGATAAAATGTTAGCAGGTTACAATGGTAACTTAGAATCAGTTAAAATCTTTGACAACGCAGGTACTACTAAGGTTGAAGTAACTAACGGTGTATTTGTTGCAGTTGAAGGTTTAATCGCAGGTGAGCGTGAAGTTAAAAAGGCTCGTCTAGCAGGTTTGGCAGATGCAGATTTAGATGTACTTTTCATCCACAATGCAGAAGTAATGTACGATGAAAGACTTCACAAATTAGCAGACTTCCGTATTAAGGCAGACAAGGTTGCACGTGCATACCGTTTATACGATGGTGACATCATCACTCTAACTACTGACCTATTTGTTAATGCAGGTGCTATCGCTGTTGGCGACCAACTAGTTGTTCACACTAACGGTCTTTTAGGTGAAGATGCAACTGCTCTAGCTACGGCTAAAGTTGTATTCACTGTAATCGAAGATGCAGGTTTCGAACTTGACCCAGAAATGGGAGCATTCGCTGTACAAGTTTCTCGTAACTAATTTCTGAAACTATTAATCAACAAGATTAACTAAAAAATAATTAATATCCATATAGGAGGAAAAATACAATGGCAAAAAATCACATTGTTAAATTAGCAGTAGATTTAGCTAAAGGCAAAGTGCAAAACTTCTCTGCACAAGAATCAAACGATACACTTCGTAATGCTTTTGCTGATTTAATGGAATTTTCTTTAGAAGGTACTAACGGTGTTATTGACCGTAAGACTTTCCGTAGACACAAAACTGAAATCTTCGAAATCCTTGAAGAAATCATCAACGAAACTCTTCAAGAGGGCTTAAAGTCTCAATTCGATGGTTTCGCTGAGTATCGTAACCTAGCATGGGGTGACGAAAACAAGTTCATCGTTCCTGCAAACAACATCTTCCGTGTTGCTATGATTTCTGATGGTAACGGTAACATCCGTAGACAAAGATTACGTGATGGTCAAGAGTTCTCTATCAGCCTTGACACTTACGGTATCAAGATTGGTGAAGACTTCCACCGCTTCCTAGCAGGTCGTGTACAGTGGTCTGAATTAATGTCAGGTATCGCTGAATCTTTCAAGCGTGACCTAACTCAACGTATTTACAACGCTGTTTATTCTAGCTATGGTAAATACAACGGTACATACCACAAAACAGGTACTTTGACAGAAGATGAGTTAGTTGAACTAGCTATGCACATCGAAGCACGTACTGGTGAGAAAGTTGCAGTTTATGGTACTAAGCTTGCTCTTCGCAAACTTGCTCCTGCTGATGCACTTAACTTCACTAACGCTTCTGGTTACATCACAGAAGAAATGCGTAACAAGCGTAACCAAGTTGGTTTCTATGGTGAAATCTCTGGTATCGAACTTCGTGAAATCGAACAATCTCATGCTTATGGCACAGATGATTTCGCAATCGATAACAATATGATTCTAGTATTACCGCAAAATGCTGACAAAATGGTTAAAGTTGTAAACGAAGGTGACGCAATCATCCAAGATTTACAAGCAGGTCAATCAGCAGACATGATGCAAGAATACTTCATCTGTAACCGTTTCGGTGTATCTGTTATCACTTCAAAAGTATTTGGCTTCGTAAAATTAGCTTAATATTAAGTCGTATAAATAATGGTATATTGAGGGAGTTTATCTCCCTCTTATTATACCACAAATGGAATAAAAAACAATGGGATAAAAGGAGATAATTAAAAATGGCACAATTAAAAAAATCAGATTTAATTAAAATTTTGGTTGAGGAATACGGTTACGATAAGGAAGACCTAAAGTTTGATGCAGAAGGAAAACCTTATACAAATGCTAAACTTCAAGCATTAATTAAAGCAGAAGAAGAAGATGCAAAGCAAGTAGAAGTTGAATCAAAGCGTTTAGCAGTACAGCCTAAAAGCGTACTAAAAGAGAACGACCTTGTTTATGTAATGAATGGTCTATCTGATACATTGGTTTATCACTCACAGCGTACTAATAGAAAGTTTGAATTTAGTCGTTTTGGTGAGCAGGATACTATGGATTATGCAGAGTTAAAAGCTATGCGTAACAGATACCCACGTTACTTCACAGAGGGTTGGCTAATCGTTTTAGATAAGCAAGTACAAGAAGAGTTTAAACTTACTGAAATGTATGAAAATATTCTTACACCAGACAATATCGAAAAGGTATTTGAAATGCCTGTAGAAGAAATGAGCAAGTTTATTGATGCTTTACCAGAAGGTCAAAAGCTATCATTCGTAAACAAAGCACAAGAATTGTTTGAAAAAGAAGAGTTAATGAATTTCAAAGCAATCAAAATGATTGAAAATAAGTTTAACTTCCGCTTCGAAGATAATGCTCCATTAGACGATGTAATCGACACTAGAGAGAAAGTTGGCTCTGCAAATATTATCGTTGTAGAGAAAAGGTAAGGTGATTTAGATGGCGACACCTATCAGTGAGGTTTACGATAGCTTTCTATCTATGATAACAGATTATACTTTACTACTAGATACATTAACGGAAGCAGAAATTAATGAAGAGTTGTTTGGCTACTTTAAAAAAGCACGTACAAAATTCTACAGATGTAAAAATAGCTTAGAAGTAGTAGATGATGGTTTTGGGGAACTAGAGTTCACTATTGACTTAGACCCATTTGAAATCGAAGTATTAGCTACTCTTATGAGCGTAGAATATTTGAAGCCACAGATATTATCGAGTGAAGTTTTGAAGCAATCCTTAAGTGATAAAGATTTCAAAATTTATTCACAAGCCAACCAAATTCGTGAACTTAGATTGTTATATAACACTCTAAAGGCAGAAGCAAATAAGTTAATCGTAGAGTACACTTATTTAGATTTAGGGAAGGATGAAAACAAATGATTAAAGATAATCAGAAGTTGACAGTCTATCTAAACTCCTTAGTAAATAGCGTATTCAAAATCTTGCCTTTATGGGAAGAGCAAAATGTTGGCATTGTGACATATATTGAATCTTTACTATTTGAATTAGATGGATTACAGGATGTCGTAGATTTAGAGCATAGTGCAGAATATGTTTCTCTAATGTCTAATCTAGCATCTGTTAGAAAAGAAGTAACGAAACAAGATAGTAAAAAACCTGTTGTTAAGCGTGAAATTTTCAAGTGCATAAATATTATCAAGAACATGGTAGGAAAGCTAGAAGAAGGTGAGTAAGACATGTCACACCTTGATAAGTATAGAAGCAGGTTAAGTCGTAACGGTACTAATACTGGCGAAGTTTACGCTAGTAATACCATAGCATTTATTGAAGCTACATTCCAAGCATCACCAACATTTCGTGTGCTAGAGGTTGTCTCTACTGAATTTCCAGAAATCACACAAATGGATGCTAGAGTCGTAGAAGTAGAAAGAATGGGTACTTTGAGAGAAGTCTTATTCAGACCCAATCAAGGGTTAAACATTGGAACTTATGTTAAGTTCGATGGAGGAACATGGCTTATATTTGATAAGTGGGGAAGCACACAAAGTCATACAGGATTAAAAGTTCTAGTAGAAAAGTGCAACCGCACACTAAAGTGGAAAGATGCGAATGGCATTGTACAAGAAATTGATTGTATAGCCACTCAGTCGCCATTAGGCTCAAAAGCCAATCAAGGTAAGAATGACATCGAATGGAATAAGTACGATGTAAGGTTGCCATTAGGTCAACTATATGTTTTCGTTGAAAAGAACGATATTACATCTACCATAAGCCTAAATCATAGATTTATATTTGGTAGCAATGTATATGAGGTCTTTGGTATTGATGACACATCATCTGTTGATAACAACGGATTTGGTGTTATTCAATTAACTGTTAAGGTTGCAACGAAACAGGATGCAGACGATTTCCAAAATCGTATCGCATTTAATCAGTATGAAACTCCTTCTACTGCCGTATTGCCAACTGATGGTGGCGAGAATCCTGTAGATGGAACAAATGAGGATAGTGGGAATGGAGGATTGATGTGGTAATGAAAATGGAATCTATGTCCAAAAACGTTGTCGATATAATGCTCCAATTAACAAAGAATAATGCATTAGTAGAATTGCTTATTAATAATAACAACTCTCTACCATTATTAAGAGATGGCGATAAGTTGAGTGAAAAGGTTACTGATACTATCAGAAGAAATCTAATAAACCCAACATCTCCAGATGGAAAGATATTCCCATATCCATTCGACACAGATGCCACTGAGGTTGATGGCTCATTTATCAGAGTTTACTACAATGATGGTGAATTTGATTCAAGTGAAGTTATCGCAGAATCTCAACTTCATATCGACATCGTTGTTGCAAAAAGCCTATGGCTTATTAACGATGGTCAACGCTCTATGATTCGACCATATGAAATTATGGGTAGAGTGATAGATATGATT